TACTGCTACGCCAGGCGAACAGCCACACGCTTCAACGCAGGGCTGGAGGATCCGGCCACGCTGGCCGGCGGCCTCCATGTGCTGCCGGAGAAGATCAAGGCGACGCCATACCCGTATGGTTTCGAGCCTACCCTGCACCGCTACCGCCTGGGCCAGCCGCAGAACACAAAGGAACCGCAGACCGTGTTTGTTTGCAGCATGGCGGATCTGTTTGGGCGCTGGGTGCCCACCTCCTGGATCGTGGAGGTGCTGGACGCCTGCCGCAAGGCACCCCAGCACCGCTATTTGTTCCTGACAAAGAACCCGGCCCGGTATCTGGAGTTGGACCACCTGGCCCTCCTGCCGCATGAGAAAAATTTTTGGTACGGCAGTACCGTGGCAAACGAGGACGCAAAGGCCATGTACCCCATGCCGGAGAGCGGTATAAACGCCTTTTGGAGCATGGAGCCGCTGCTGGGGCCGGTCAATATGCGGGAATGTACCGAGGGCCTGCCCTGCTGGGTGATCGTCGGCGCGGAAACAGGAAACCGCACGGACAAGGTGGTGCCGGAACGTGCGTGGGTGGATCACATCACCGATTTCTGCGCCGAGAACAAGATCCCCGTTTTCTACAAGGACAACCTGCGGGCCTATTACCCCGATTTGCCCGCCTCTGCCTTTCCGTGGAAGGTGCAGTAATGAGCGAGATCAAAAAGGCGGATTTTGGCTATGCGGAGAAGAGTGCGCTTTTCAATGAAGTTCAAAAGGCGCTGAAAGCCCATAATCTGAGGGAGAAGCAGTACGGCGTTGACGAGGTTTGTAACTGGTGCAAGTTCGTTCTGGGCGCGAAGCCGGGGAGCTTTACCGAGGGGCAGCAGATCGCGGCGGCGTTCTTCATGCAGACCGTACACAAGTTCCTTGATGGCCTTGCAGATGTGCGCGATATAGGCGTGGCAGAACCCCGGCCGACATTTATGGAGTTCAAGCCGAAGGTGACATACCGCCTTGACGAACAGATCTGGTGGAAGTTGCTTCAGGCGCGAGCACTTGGAGGTGAGATGATATGTCATCTATAAACCGTAGGCTGACCGAGAACCTGAGAGATTATTACACGACCGGAATGGGCGGTATGAGCCGCCTGATTTTTACTGAGGCGTGGCACTTGCACACCAAGCGGTTATACGGATGGGAACCGGCGGCGTATATTCCTGCACCGCGAGATGGTGATGTCGCCGTTATATGGAACCGGAGAATGTGTCATTTGCTTGCGCTGCAAAGCCACAACGAAGGAAATCCTTACGGGTATATCTTTTGGAAATGGTATGCGCGAGAATTTGAAAAGCGCTACAAGATGCGCGTGAGCAACAGGCCAAAGCGCATGATGACCTTTGCGCCGGAGATAAAGTTTCGCGGGGAACCGCTGGATATGAGGATGGCGAGGATGATGGAGGAACGAACATGATTTTTGAAGCAGAAGCGCAGCCAATCAAGGCAGGCGCAGGAAACCCGGTCACGCGGGTGCTGAATTTTGATATTCAGCCGGTGGGCAAATGCCAGCACATGGCGACGGTGTACACAAAAGACTATGATACGCCGCATGGAGACCATGAACTATGGTTTGCCGTGTGCAAGGAGTGCGGCAGGCATACCTTTGGGCATCCGCGCAGGGAAGATGCCGTAGCCGCCTGGGATAACGGCGAGGTGTACGATGGCTGGCTGATTACGGAGGTGGAGAAATGAGCAAGGCCGTGATGATAAGCATTCGCCCGAAGTGGTGCGAGAAGATCGCCAGAGGCAAAAAGACCATTGAGGTCAGAAAGACGCGCCCGAAGCTGGAAACGCCGTTTAAGTGTTATATCTACTGCACAAATATAAGGCCATTCCTTGTGTGGGGAGAGGTTTTCCGTGGTGATTGGTTCACAGAGTTTACCCGGATTTCAGGGTATAGCAGAGCAGAAGCGGACAAAATCTGGGACGTTTTCAACGGGCATATTGCTGGCGAGTTTACCTGCGACCGCATCTATGAGCTGGAAACGCGCTCACCCGGCGGCAGCTACTATGTCAAAGGTGAGGATCAGCCGACAACAAACGATGTGGCGCGTAAGTCGTGCCTTACTCTCAAAGATATGCACGAATATCTGCAAGCGAAGGTCGGTTACGGCTGGCACATCTCCGAACTGAAAATCTACGACACACCGAAGGATTTGGGCGAGTTTGAACGGCCTTATGAGTGCGACTTATGCACTGCAAAGTGGGCAAGCGAATGCAACGCTTGCCACGGTAACGGAAAAATCAAGCGCCCGCCCCAGAGCTGGTGCTATGTGGAGGAGCAGAAATGAATGAACGACTGACGAAGCGCGACACCGATGGACAGGCAATGATGGACTGCCAGAAGTGCAAAGCGGATTGGACGGGTAAGCATGGTAAGCCGATGGCTGACTGCACTGCACTGTATTGCCGCAATCGTTTGTTAGACCGGCTGGTGGAATATGAGGACACGGGGCTTGAACCGGCGATGTGTGCCAATTACAAGACGTTTGAGGATGAGGCAATCAGTAAGGGCGTGACATTTAAGCGCATTGTCGCGCTGATGGAGGCCGACAAAGACGGTTGGCTGGTGGTGCTGCCGTGCAAGGTGGGCGATAGGCTTTACGAAGTAACGGGTCGAAAAACGATCAGTGTGTATAAAGTTAGAGCCATCCGCGTGGAATTGTTCGGCTTGTTTATCGAGTGGGACATTGTAGAAGGGTTTGTTTGGCAATCGCTGTCAGGTATAAACGCCGGAGAAATCGGTAAGACCGTATTCCTCACCCGCGAGGAGGCGGAGAAAGCGCTGAAGGAGGTCGAGCAGAAATGATATACACCTTTCATGTGGGAGATTATGTGAGGTTGGAACGTGCCGATGGCACATCATCCAAAACGCTTACCGGATATGTGTCGTCTCACCAGCGATTAGTGTCCGGGCACAGTTTCATTTTCAAGTGGGACGATGGGACGCAGACTGGCTGGAGTGGCAATATAGAGGATCTGACGCAGAATTTTACTCGCATTGGCAAGTACGATTTTGCGTGGCTAAGAGCGGTCAGGGATTGCGGATATGCAGAAAAGGATGAGCTCGACAAGATGAGCTCCACGAAACTGATGATGGTGCCGGGTAGCCTGCACGAAGGCGACTTTGTTGAAACCGTGGATGGTCGGGTGGGGTACATCAAGAGCATCTGCCGGTGTGAGAAATGCCGGGAGCGTGGGTTCTATGAGCCGACCGTACATTTTACGGACAGTGAGGAGGACTGCATCACCAAGTACGAGGCGGAAAACGGCTTCAAGGGCTATAAGCGCATCGGACGGTGGGAGAACGCAAGCGAAGTACAAAAAGCACAAAAGGTGAAAGAGATCGAGTTCCTGCCCGAAAGCTGGATGGATACTCCCGAAAAGCGCAAGATCAATGAGCTTGTATACGCTGTAAATGAACTGCGAAAGGAGAAACAGAAATGACGGAACGAAAGGTGCTGATCGTCCGCGTGAAGGGCGGTATGCAGATAGCGCAGGGCGTGACCAACCATATCATAGAGGGGCTGGTGCGGGGCGTGTTGGTGCTGCCGGAGGAAGTCACGTCCTACGCCGTTGAGGAGTTCCCTGCGCTGGGCGTGGAGAATGAGGACACCATCTATACGGTCGTGCCGGAGGGCGTACCGGCGATAAAGATACTCAACAAGGACGATATACTTCCCATTGGCGCGTTTGTGCAGGTACAGGAGGAAAGCGAACAGCGGGATGGCAACGAAGCCCAGCCAGATCCAGCACCGCAGCCGACCGAACCCGCCACACCGTTTAAGCCAAAGGGATCGATGGCGGAGATCAAGCGGGAGGTTTTTATACGGCTGCAAGCCTACCAGCAGAGAACAAAATTGGGCTGGGCGCAGAGAGTGTCCGACGCTACCGGCGGCAAGGTGGCCCCTGACGTGGTGCGGCTTGGTCTGCTGGAGGCTCGGGACATCGGCGTTGACCGCTGGAAACTCATCGGAAAGGCGCTGGACAAACTGGAGGAGGAAATGGAGAAATGAAAATCTACATAGCTGGAAGGATCACGGGAAACCCGAACTATAAGGCACAGTTCAAGGCTACGGCGGCTATGCTTCAGGAAAATGGGCACACCGTCCTGAACCCGGCAGAGCTTCCGGAGGGTATGAAGCCGGCCGACTATATGCGTATATGCTTTGCCATGCTGGAGAGCGCGGACGTGGTGCTTTTTCAGAGCGGATGGGCGGCAAGCAGGGGCGTACGGCTGGAGTACGATTACGCACGGTACATCGGGAAGAACATTGTCGCCACAGATAGTAGTGCTCGTAATATCCCCGAAGATGTGCTCCGCGCGGTCGTCAGCATGGAACACTGGATGCGCAACAAAGAGAGCGCACATGGATAAGGCCATCTGGACGGTTTGCACTGCCAAACTGTGCCCCAAGTGCATCAAGGAGATGGAGGCGGAGTACATCGTGTACCTGACACACGAGCAGCAGAGAAACCGCATGAAGGACATAGCCATACACGGATACTGCGACCGCTGCCACGAGGAAAGCTTTATGCTTCGGATGCGCCAGTACACCATGAATGGCAGGACACTGCGGGCGAAGGGGCTGGATAAGAATTGGAAGGAGTTTTTGGGATGATAAAGAACAGCGGAGCAGGAGGAACCGGAGGAGTTGGTCCGGCATACATCGCTAATGGTGGTGCCAGCTGCGAGCATGGATCCGGTGTATGTACGCCCGGTTCAGGAGGCTCCGGTGGAAATGGACGATTTATCTGGTGCCGCACAGAGGACGACCGTATGGTGTTTTGGCAGAGAGTTGCGGAGGGTATAATCAAAGCAAAGATTGAAAGGCATACTCCACAGGCGTGTTGCCTAAAGTACAATCTGAGACTTATTCAAGACCACGGAACGGAGATCTACCACAAGTGTTATGTGTGCGGTAGAGACTGGACGGAGCCTGTGTTTAAGGATGGAATGACCTTCGATGAGTATATCAACTCCCCGGCGTCAAAAACGCTGGGGACAAGAATCGTGACTATGTGAGGAGAAAAGCATAATGGGAACTTTTTTTGGCGTCCTTGTCGGCTTCGTTCTGGGCCTCGTTCTGGCTGGTGCCGCATTTATCGAAATCGTTTCAACGGACAATGGGCGAGGCTATCAGCCCAACAAGCCCTTGAACGGTCCTCCCCCCAACAAGGGGAACTGCATACAAAAACTACCTGATGACAAGACGCGGCATAAGGCGGCGCTGATGATACAGACCGGAGATTTCCGCAAACCGGAACAAGTTATCGGCCTCGTCTATGGGGAGGACGCAGCTATGTGGCACGCCTATATCTTCAAGACCTGCTGTGGCGCGGAATATTTTGCTGACACTGGGAAACTCGCTGGCGTTGTTATTCTGCCGAAGGAGGACAAGCAGTGAATCAGTACAACAGAAAACCAAGCGGTCAGTTGGAGGTATGTCCCCACTGCGGAAGAGACAGCGGGGAGCGCAAAATCGGTATTTATGTGCCGGAACGGTACTATGTGCGCTGCGCGAGCTGTGGGTTCACCTTGTCTGGGTGGAGCCAGAGTGCCGCTACGGCAAGCTGGAACAGACTGAGTAAGAAGGTGAGGACATGAAAAGCAAATGCTGTGTCGGCTGCAAGTGGCACGAGGAATGGACGTGGGCGTGCTTCAACGGAGACAGCCCCTATTGCGCCGACTTTGTGAACTGCGGGTGCCCGCTGTATGAGGAGAAGGAGAAGGAGGGCGAAGAATAATGGGACTTTGCGCTCGTGCGAAAGGGCTGACCGATGAGACTGGTTTTGACTGTGGGTATCTTACATACGGCACGTTTATCCTTGAACTGATAAAGGTTGCCTACGGCCAGCAGTGCCACAACATTTTTAAGAGGAATATGCTCCGCGGTGCGCCCTTCTCTGATGCAGAAGCAGAATACTGGAACGCGCACTGCAACGACGACCTGGACATCCTGATTTTTCATTCAGACTGTGGAGACAAATTCACTCCGCAGGAGTGTCGCAAGATATACAACGCCATGAAGGATTTGAAGTCCGATATGATGGGGCACAATTACCATGTAATGAAACCCTACAATATGTTTGAGCACTGGAAAGCAATATTCAAGCATTGCGCTGACCGCCGGGTAAACCTGTACTATTCGTGAGGAGCGATATAATCAATGACCAAAAGGGAACAGATAGTCTATAAAACAATGAGCGAGAACATTGCCCGTGCCGGGGAGTTTGGATTATGCCCCGGACCGTTCGTGACTATGCGGGCAGAGTACCGGCGCGTTGTGCGTCGGGAGCAGACGCACTTCCTGTTGGAGTTCATGCTGCTGGCGCTGTTGATCTTTGCGCTGATCGCCCCGTGGAGAGCCAGCGCGGACACGCCACACACCGTTTTGCGGGTGGAGTGGGGCGAAGATGTTGACAGCCATGATACAATCGTAGAAGAGGATCCCGATGAGTCGGAACGCATACTGGAAGCCGTCAAGGCCAAAAGCAACGTGCTGGAGGACTGCATCGTCACCGGCTACTGCGCCGACTGCGTTGAGAAGTACGCACACATGAACCAGGACGAGTTAGGCCGGGTGTTGACCGCCAGCGGCCAGTGGGTATATCCCGGCTCCTGCGTAGCGACCGACCCGGACGTGATACCGACCGGCAGCACAGTCATCATCGGAGACAAGACATACATCGCCCTGGACGTGGGCGTAATAGGCAAACACGTTGACATACTGAT